AACATTTTCGAAATCATGAAAGATACCCATTGCAGCGGTACCAAATACACCCAGTTCAGAATACACCTGATGTAATGAATTATAAGTGTTCGATGCAGCAAACACCTTGTACATTATTTGCTGTACTTCATGCAGCCACATTTTCACAGCACTACTATCATCAAGGGATTTATCGCCAGTAGATAATCTGAACCACGGTCGTGCAGGTGATGTGATTCCTGACATCATCCCAGATGCTAATGTACGTGTTGATAATCGACTGGTATTGTTGATCTGTTTCGTATTGCGTTTGTAACCTTTATTACGATCAGAAGTCAGGAACCGTCCACGATGTGCAAGGTGATAATCTGATAATTCACGCCATAACGGAAAAAATGTTGACCGTTCTGAACGTAATGCTTCAAGTCGTTTATTGTAACTTTTAATTGTTGGCATTATGCATCCTCTAACCATCCAAACCATGAACCCGTAACAGTTGCAGCTTTATCAGTTGTTAAAATTAAGCCTACTACAGAACCAGCAGTAAATTTTAATGGTACTGGGAAATTATAAGCCTCTGAAACATCTTGTACAGCTACTCCACCATACGGTATTAATATAAGTGGATCTATATATTGATGTGCATCCAATTCAGAAGCTACTACTTTTACGATAACTTTTGCCGCCGATGTACCACTAACAGCACCGGCAACAGCACCAGCTATATAACAGGTTTTACCCGTTGGGACCATTCTCATACTAGAAGTACAGCGTACATTGCCTGCTGAGATTTCTGCATAAGTCGTACCACCATTTGAAGCAGTGATGGTACCTGCTGCTGAAGAATTAGCACCCACATCATGAATATGCAAGCAATTAATAAAACGTATATCAGTGGCAGCAGTTAAAACTGGTGTCACACCGTTTAAATTAACAACTTCATGTTGTTCATCACCGTTGCCGTCAATGTAGTGCATTTCTAATGTTCTGGTGTTCGTACCTGTTATATCATCATCAACACTCGTACTAACAATGGACATCTGCACACCAGCAGCAGGTGGTAAAGTGAATATACCGTTAGGCCATATAACCCGATTAGTCTCACCTGCACTAGCAACACGTTCACCATAACCACCAAAAGGATTGGTACCGAGCATCCTACCGCGTGCTACTGAGGTACCGAAATCAGAAACAGGAACCGGTTCAGTCTCACTGACAATCAATGATGAATTATCAGTGATGGCTAATGCCCATACATTTGTATCAATTGATGGAAAATGCAACGGTGCGTCTTTACCACCGAGTAAATGAAATACACTATTACTGAGTACAGGTTTAGCTTTACTTAACGTAATACGCACAGAATCATTGAGTGCTTGTAACACCAGGGGATTAAATGCAGTGTTAACCTTCACATATTGAGTTGTATCTAGATTAACTGAAACCGTTGGCATGTTATTCGCCTAACAACGTCTTCTGTGCTGTTGCTGCACCGTTTTGTACGCCACGTGCACTGGTGAGAATGGTACTACGATCTGCAGTACCGGCTGCGGCACGTCGTCTTCTAACGTCAGCTTCTGCACCATCTCTACCTGATATCACAGGTGCACGCGGTGCTTCTGGTACAGCGGGTGGTGGTGTTGGTGCTGATGGTGATCCTCCACACATAGTAATATCCTCATTAAATTAGATTTATATTGATAATAGCATATCACATGTCATTATCCATGCAACTCAATGGATCATAGTCACCAGTATCTTTGTTACGATGTGCCAGTGCAGCATCACGTAATCCACGTTCATACTCAAGTTTTGGTACATGTTGAGCAAATGTTAAATATAATTGATCAGCCCAATCAGGTGATACACCGATACGTTTCTTCATGCTGGGTTTATCTTCAAGTACCAATTTATCTTTCTTATCATGCCAATAATCACGTGATGTCAGTTCCTCTTCAAGCTGAGGATCATCAACAATCGACCCACCATCCATCAGCCACTGTCTACAACGCGCACCCATTTCAGCTGTCTTATTCGAATAGTGAACCTCATCATCTGCTTTCCATCCAAAACCTATACCAATGACGTGATATCCAAGCTGCACGAGTCTATCAATCATTGGTCCACCTATGCCTGTCTCATCCATGAACGTGACATCAGGTTTATGTCTATCAAGTATCATTGTAATCTTGCTAATGACTTTCATTGAGTTACGTGACTTCTCACCGGGGATTCTGTATGTCTTCTCAGACTTAGCATCTTTGCCGCGTCGAAACCCAATCATACAGTTATCATCACCACCACGTGCAATATCAATACCGCATATCAATGGATCATCACCCATGTAACGACCTGGACCGCGTTTCTGTGCATTGAACACATCATCACTGGGAATGAACTGAGTATCACCGGCACGTGGAAAACGACCGAGTACACGTACTCTGAAGAAATCTGAATCCTCACCCCAGTCATCCATCCACTGTTGAATCAGTTTCTTATTGGTCATCTTAGCTGTACGACTGTCAATCTGACGTGTGACCCACCGGTGTTTACTACGATTGAAACATTCCCGGAACTTACCCGTGTTACGTGTAGGGTTACCGAAGACGAAGAACATAGGTTCACCATCAGTCAACCCACCTTCAGCAACTTCCCATATTTTGTCAGGTACTGCAGATGCTTCATCGAAGATGTAGAATGGTGTTGAGTTAGCAGAGTGCAACCCGGCAAATGCTTCAGAGTTTTCTTCACGACATGTCTGAGCATCAACACGCCATGATTCAGGCCATGACTTGTGATACAGCGACATGGAGTTGCGACCGTTGTTGTACTCGAACCAGTGACCCACGATGCAGCGTGAACGCCACTTACCAAGTTCACCCCAGGTTTTAGTACGAAGTTGATCTGATGTATTTGCTGTGACGATACCTTTAGCGTATGGCCTGGTGGACATGATCCAGAGAATAATCCAGGAAGTTAAAGCAGACTTACCGATACCATGACCTGATGCAGTCGCTTCACGAATAGGGTCAACAGGATTGACACCGTTGAAGCCACGTTCAATGACCTGGTTACCGATGTCAATGAGTGTGTCACGTTGCCAAATGTCAGGACCATCGAACCCTTCAAGCTCACCATGACCCCAATCAAATGCCATCATCACCCATCCATACGGATCGGCGTAATACTTGGCACATTCATCGGCTAAAATAAGATCGATTTGACCAGCTGCATATTCACCGCTAGATGTCATTGCTGAACGGGTTGAGTTTGTCACACTATCACCTGTGATTAAAGTTGACGCTCACGCAATGCAAAATATGTGGTGACGGACATATTGGGAATGCACTGCGTGAGCTTGAGTTTGCAGCGTACCACAGCAGCTTATAAGAAGGAAACCTCATCATTCGTAGTCTCGCCGGTGGATTGGTCCACCTTATCACCGTGGAGTCGCTTACGCCCACGTAACAATCGTTCCATCACCTCTTTATCAGAGTTGACTTCAATCTTCTCAGCAGCAAAGGCATCAACGAACACATGTTTGGCAACCAGGTTCAATGATGTATTACTGGCTGATATATTTCCCCGCTGCCTGGCAATCAGATGATTATCAACCGCTTCCATCAACACCCATTCAGCATCAATATGACTGGCTTCAAGTCGTTGAGCTAACACATGATTGATTGCTGCAGCAATATGGGTTTTTTCTTTTAGCTGATACCCAGTATCAGGGGCATACCCAGATGCCTCAGCTGCACGTCGTGCACTGAAATCTTTACAATACTCAATGACAAAGTTTGCTTCTTGCGATTTTAACCCAGTCAATTCAGTTGATGTGATTCTTTGTGGCATTACTGTTCACCGAACCTCTTTTTCTCATACCACTTATATCCGCAACCTGAGCATTTTTTACCGAGGACGCTCATTCCTACATACGTGACTACCCCGTCATGTTCCGGCAATTTACAAAAGAACTTTTTAAACCAATTAAACATTGACATCACCTCAATTCTTCCACCCTGTATTTTGCAACCGCCCAGGGTGACCGGAGTTAGCGAACAAAGAAACTGCACCGGGTACAGGCGGTAATAAATCTATGAGGTTTTGCGGTAGGTTCGCCTCTTCCTGAATGAGTAAAGTATCACTGGTGCTTGTTCGCCACTGCAAGTCTTAGCTGCGCTCAACCTTGTACTTTGCTTATTACAATCAACTATAGCACAGCAACTCAGCAGCGTGAAACAGTGAATCTCACCGATATTTTGGGCTGTCAGCTCACGTAAGTATTAGTAATCGTGCCCAATCACCTTGTTACGTGAGACATTTTCAACTGTTGCTGTGCGCATCATGTTGCTGAGAATGTTGACGCTGAGAGCACATTCACTAGTACACGTCTACTTCACCAAGTACTCGAAGTTTGAAAAACGAATGTCTTTAACTCCAGCCTCCA